AAAATTCTTTACCAAAAATTAATATATCTTTTTTTAAAAGAGAGCCTGATCCTAGGTATTTAGGGTTGTTTTTCACATCTTTTCCAATGTACTTTTTTCCATTTACCAGGTTGGTTGTCATGTAAACTATCATAGTGTTTTAAATAATTATGTATTCTATTATACATATTATCAACCTAGGTAAGAGTCATAACTTTTTATTTGGATGTCACTAGATTTTGAAAGATATCTTTAACCCAAAATTCTACATTTCGAATTAAACCACCTAACTGGTCTTCATTATACATATTAATGAATTCTTTGGCATGAAGTTCTAAAGGATAAGGTTGAATAAATTCAGCTATATATTCCTTGTCTTCATCAGTCATCATAGGATTAGATAAATCCATGATTTTATACTTGTTTTCAAGCATTTCTATATCATGTAGGATTCTAGCATATACTACATGTTCTTCCATTCTTTTTTCACTTATGTCTATTATATCATCAAATGATAAATGTTCACTAGTTAATTCTGGGAATTTTTTAAATAATGTTTTAGCACCTAATCCTTTAATTCCGGGTAAGGCATCGGAAGCATCTCCAAGGAGTGTTTTCATTAGGATAAAGTTGTGTGGATCTAAACCGAATTTTTCTTTTACAACAGACTCCGTAAAAAATTCCTTTTCAATTGGTCTATACACAATTACTTGCTTACTTACCAACTGTAAATAATCTTTATCGCTTGAAACTATAAATACCTTTTCATCTTCTTTTTGAGGTAACACTGAACTCAAATGGGCTATAATATCATCTGCTTCTACTCTATCTAACGAGATAACTTTAACTGGGAGGGTTTGGAGGTATTCTATAATCCGTACAATTTGGGAAACTTTAGCATCGTCTTCCTCATCAATATTATCAAACAATTCATGTTTGGTTACCCTAGTAAGATTACGGTTAGATTTATATTCGGGTATGATATTTTTACGATTATTTGAGGAACCAACCCCATCAAATACAACTATAATTTGTGTGGGTTGTATCTGACGGGTTAATGCTCCTAAAGATCTAAAAAAACCACCTAAACCACCAATGTGGGCTCCGTTTGAATTTACTGCATTGATAATACTGAAGTTTCGAAAGAACAGGTTTAAACCATCAATTAGCATATATCTTTCAGGTTGAGGAGTATCAACATTGTTCTCTTGGACATTATCCAAAAGTTTTAATAGATCTTTTTTCATATAACTTTTATTTAAAAATTTGGGGGTATTCCTTTTCTAATTCATCTAAAATAGAATCCATCATGTCAAAATATTCATCCTCTTCATCTAAATTCATTTCTCCTTTTAATATTGGGATAAAATATATTTCTACATATTCTTTTAGTTTACCATATGAATTAGGAAAATTATTTTCTAAATATGAAAGAGCTTTTTTAACTCTAGATGCCAGCCATTCATAATCACTTAGATTTTCCATCTATATCATCTTTAATATGTTTAATAACTTTTTTAAAAGCATCTATAGCTTCTTTTACTTTTGGATTACCAGATGATTCCTTAATTCCTGCTAGTTTTTTCATTCGTTTCCTTTCCTCACGAGATCCTGGAGGGTTTCTTTTAAGGTAGCCATCCATTGCTTTATCTAAGTCTTCCATTGTATTAAAAATATTTACTGTAAATCTTCTGGTTCAAACATATCGGAAATATCACCTTTTTCATCCCACTCACTATTATCCTCGATGACTTTATATTCTCCTTTACCTAAAATGTCTGCCCATTCGCTAGCATGTGATTTTTTATACTTGTCAATAGCAGTTGGTGAATCTGGGATAAAACCATGTGCTGTACTTACAATTGTTCCTGTAGTTGCTACACCATTAATATGGTTTTTATCACATGCAATTTTGGTACGTAATGCAAATTCAACTTTCTTTTTATCCTTTGTAGCAGATAATTTTGAAGTACCAGCATTTGTAACATTTCCAAATGTTAAACATAATGAAGCATCATAATAGAATGTATCTCCACCTTTGTTTGTCATTTTAGGTTGTGACATAGGTGTTAGAGCGGGAGCAACACCTACTTTGTTCACAATAAACAAGGTATTCGTGTATTTTGAGCTTTCCTTACGAGACATTACAATCTGTTGATTGATAAAGTTTCCGAATTGAGTTGCAATGGCTCCTGCGTTCCACATTGGGTTATTTGAACCTTTTTCAATACTCATATCACATGCAATTGAACCCACTGAATCCCATACAAATAGTAGATCATATGGTAAATTGCCTTTCTTTTGTTCTGTTAACAGATCAATGATGAAAGTAGCAATGTCTTCAATTGAATTTAGAGTACTTCTATCTCTATAGATAAAGAAACCATTTTGGTCAATAATTTCACCAGTTGATTCATCAACCACATCTTCAATATCGAATCCCATCATTTTCCAATGGTTCCAATCATGTTTCATCTCTGTGATGATCAATACAGGTAACACACCCATTTTTTGAGCATTTACTGCTGTTTCAATAGTCATTGTGGATTTTCCAGTATTACTTTTTCCACGGACCATAGCAATATGACCCATTGGAATTCCAGGAATAGACAGTGCTTCTTGCAATGCTGCTGAGAAAGGGATCCATCTTTGTTCTTTAAATTTAACATTAGATGATAAACCTTTATTTTCTTTAAATTTGTCTAAACTGAAGGCGGTCTGGATTGCTTTTCCAGCCGCCGCAGTTAGTGATTTTCTTCCGGCCATAACTTATTTTTAATATTAAAACGGCATATCATCATCCTCATCATCAAATAAAGCATCAAACTTGTCTACTGGTTTTGCTGCTTGTTTTTTGGTAGATAGGCTGTAGTTTGATTTTGGTTCTTCTTGTAGTTCTGCTTCAACAGTTACTGTTTCTTCAACCTCATTTGCAACTTCATCCTCTTCAGGATCCAAGAAATTTTGTAGGATTGATTTTAAATCCTCAAATGATTTTTTGAATTTTTCTTGCATATCCAAAATGTTAGGTTGGTTGTCAAGCCAATATTCAATTTGAGAAGCATCATCTGATAGTGTAGATGTTTTGCGTTTTGGTCGAATAGATGATTTTAAAGCTTGGCGTCCACCAACATCACCCATTACAGCCTCTAATGTAAAGTCAAATCCTTCATTGATGTCTGTAAAGTCACCATAGTCCTCATCTTCAGCTAGTGCTAAAAGTTGCATGTATGTTTCTTTACCAAATTCCCATAAACGAACACCTTTATCTTCTTCACCACGAACAATGATAGGAGCAAAGATACGCATTTTAGGATCTAATTTTTTGGCTAATTGCCAATTGGTACGATCGTTTGTACCACGTAGTTGTTTTGCAAATTCAACAATTGGATCTTTTTCACCCCAATTTGTTAATGCATAGATAGGGAATTTAGATAAACCATAGTGAAGATGTACTTCTTTAAATGGGTTATTCTTGTCGAATTTTGAAGGAACAATTCGAATTTGATACTTGCCTTCTGCTCTGGGCTTCCACTGTGTTAAGGAATAATCAACCTTTTCTTTCTTTTGCCCGCTTGTTTGTAAGGCGTTTAGTTTGTTTTTAATCAGACTTAAATCCATATAACTTGTTTTTATTAATTACAACTTAAATATAATAACCTTTATTTAATACTCCAAATTATTTTACTTTAAATTTTTGTTTTAAAGTATCTTGTTGTTGTTTGATATTTTTTGTTATCTTTATTGGAGATTTAGATTTATATATTATTTCTATAGGAACATTAATATATTTTTTTATTTCATCTTGAAGATCAGATACGTGTTCTTTATAAAAAAATTTATCTCCTAAAATTATTATTTTAGTTATATATTCTTTTATATTAGGTATATTTCTATCTAATGTTGGTGATATTTTAATTCTTTCTTCATATTCATTTTTTTTACTTTCTATAGAATTATGAGGTTCGAATTTATATTTATTAGATAATTTATCCCCATCAAAAACTATACCCACTTGAAAAGAAGACCTAATTCTTGAGGGATTAAGGAATAAATTTTTATTTCTAGTAAAAGATATATAATATGCTTTATCTGGGGATTCTTCAGTGGATCTTTTATATCCTATCATTTTATTGTCTTTTAGGATTCCTAAAAGACTTTCTTCATCTGTAAAATGGTAAAGAGTACCAACTTGTTTACTTTCACTTAATATTTTATATATTTCTTCTTTTATAAGTTGTTTAAGTTGGTTTCCTTTCATAGTTCAACTATTCTAAAAAGATGACCATTCACCTCCACCCATATCTTCATTTTGAAATCCTACTTTTTTAGCAATAATTTCATCAGATGAAATATTATTTACATAACAACCATACCAGCGATCAGAAGTATTTAAACCATATGGTACTAATTCGGATAATGGTATTTCTTTAGAATAATCTAAATCAGGCTCTTCATCGATTCCAAAACTATCTATATAAAAATCATCATCTAAAAATATATCTGTAAGTGGTTTTTTAAATTTAACTATTAGTATTTTTATATCTTCTAAATCAACTTCCTCGGTTTCACTTACTAAAGTCCATGGATAATTAGCACATAATATTGTATCTTTTCCATAAGAAGAACCATTGGAGAATGTACTACCATTAAAACTTGAAGGGATATTATCTTCTGAAATGTCTCCAGCAATCCCTTCTTCTCTAGCTTCAGGGGTATCTAATATCCAAGCAGCATATAAAATTACTTCTTGAGTATTTTCATTAATTTGAATTCCTGCAAGTTTTTGCATTCTTTTAAATTCTTCAGATAAAATTATTTTTTTCATAATTCAACTATTCTAAAAATTCTTGTGTTAAGCTGTTTTAGCTCATTGTGTTGTGTAAGTAT